AATCATTTTGCCGATAATAAACGCGCTCAGGTTGGAGCGCAACAACTTTCTGAAAAAATCTTTCTGCCGGGAGCGGGGATCGCCCCGCCTGCGTGTGCACCAACTTTGGTTTTTGCATTATGATAGCATCTCAGTAGAACATCACCGGCAGAAAATTCGGGTGTTGAGCCACAAGGACTTGCAAACAATTTGTCAACCCCGGGTTGACAAAATCCTTGTAACCCCTTGATTATCAACGCTCTTCGTAAGTCGTTGATATTCAACGGTATAGGAGAAAGAGCGCCTCCCCTCGGGTTCTTCTGGGAGCGCGGGGGAGGCATTTGAGGGCCAAAACATAGAAAACGCCCTCTTGGCGCCAAGTCAGGATGGGCGGAAGAAATCCGCTTCACCCTACCAGTGGGGACCCGATGAGCCCACAAATCAAGTTTGAACGAAGAAGTCATGTCCTTGGATGATCTTTTCGAGCCGGTTCAGTCCGTGGGGGTCCCGCTCGAAGCACGGCATACAGAGAAGGGCACCCTTCGGCGCGTAGGGGCGAAGCCGGGGATAGAAGTGGCCGCAGCGCGAGCACTTCCCGGGAACGCCCTTGATGACGATGATGTGCACATGGCCCTCCTCCTTGTAGGGGAATTCCTCCTCCACCGGAACGGAAGCAATGAATAGATTGATGCGGCTCACACATTATTGATAGCAGGTCCGGGCAAAACTGCAATGACCTGTTCGCTGTTGATGATGGAAGTTCCATCCTTGAGCGGCGTCGGCCCCTCGGTGTAGCTGTGCGTCAGGACGCGGTCGCCCGGGTTGACTTCCATCGGGATCAGCACGCCTTTCTTGGTGCGCCTGCCGGGGCCCACATTCAGCACGCGCCACTCGCGCACGCCGGAGTGCTCCATCTCGAACTGGGTTCGCTCGATCAGGTGGATGCCGCCCTTACTGACTGGGCGAGGCATCGGTGCAACTCGGAGCCGGTTTTTCGTGAGTCGGATTGGTGTCGCCATGTTTGGAGTATTTGAATCGGTTTTTCTGCGGGGTGATCGTTTCAATCGCAGCGCGATAGGCCGCGATCAGTTCCGGCGTCCAGTTGCGGCGTCCGAGTTCGAGGTCGCAGCAGTAGGGAACGCTCAGGGCAAGCTTTTCCGCCACCTCACTCATGGTGATGCGATGGCCGCGCCGAACCTTGCGGATTTCCGCCCCCGTGGCGATGGGGTCAATCTCGATTCCAGTGCCATTGCAAACGTGGCAGGGTCTTGTATTCATTGTGCGAGTATGCCCCCCTTCGCAAATCATGTCAAATAGTTCTTGCAAAAAAAATCCGGTGCGCGTATTTCTTCATTCATGGAATTTCGATTGAAGAACCGGCAGCTCTCGATACCCGGAGGGCTGAAGTTCTCCCAGCCGGAGCTGAACTGGACGCCCCGGCCCGGGAGTTTCCACAACATCACGGGGCAGATCATGCGGGTCCGTCAGGCCAATCCGGCCCAGACCCAGAAGCACGGCTGGAGAACCGACGAGGCGGGTTGCGCCGACGATCTCGACCGATACAATGCCAAGATCTGCTACGACAACGGATGGCACAATTACATTGTGCAGCAGGGGGAAGGCGCACCCCCACTTCCCCTGCCCCGGCACAACGCCAGTCTGGTCGCAAAGCTAAGAAATGTTGTGGCCGGGGCTAGAACACTGGTGAAATGGATTGATGACAAGGCGCAGGCGGTGGACCCCGATGAGGCCTCCCGACGCGCCGACATCTGCCTCCTCTGTCCCATGAACGCCAAGGGCGATCTCTCCCGTTACTTCACGGTGCCGGTCGCCTCCATGATCCGGGCGGCGATCAACCTTCGCCGGGAGTGGCAGCTCACGCTCCCGCAGGACGACAAGCTGGGCGTGTGCTCCGGCTGCGACTGTCCGCTCAAGCTCAAGGTGTGGCTGCCGCCCAAGGACATCAAGGAAGGCGTCGCCGAGGCCGACAAAAACAACCTCCATCCCAACTGCTGGATCCGAACGCTATGAAAAAGCCAAACCTGCTGGACCGAAAATCATTCCGCAAGTGGGACCTGCCCATGCAGCAGGTCCGCTACTGCCGACGCTTTGCCAGACAAGTCTGGAAGGCGCTGGGATCTCCCCGACCGTTCTTCAAGTTCGCCAAGGGTTTGAAATGAGCTGCTTCATGATAAAGCGCGCTCGTTCAGGCGGTGGCAATCGGGTGGGCTCCGAACGCGGAGGGGCCTCGCTGGTGCTGCGCCGGAACGCCGCCATTGGCGACGCCGTCTGCTCGACGGTGGTGGCCGACCGGCTCATCTCGATGGGTTTCGAGATCACCATGCAAAGCCATCCCGCCTGCCATTGCGTGCTGCGGCTGCATCCCCAGCTGACCGACGTGAGGGCCCCGGGCGGCCCCGTGCACATCAATCTGGACGGCGCTTACGAAAACGATCCGCACCGGATCAAGAAGCACTTCCACACCATGTTCTTCGAGGCGGCCCAGCGCCAGCTGGGTCCGCTGGGAATCAACCTTGGGCATCCCAGCAACTGCCGACCCCTGTTGCAACATCCGAACATCAACCAGAAGCTCGCCTTCACGCAGAAGCTCTCGGCCCATCCCAAGCCGTGGGTCATGATCTGCCCCCGCAGCGACTCGTTCAACGTGCGTCAGGTGCCGGACGGAATCTGGGACGCCGCCGCCAAGAAGGTCAACGGCACCTGTTTCTGGATTGGCCGACATCCCGGGCCGCCCAACTGCGTGGACCTGAATCTGCGCCACTTCGACAACGTGCTGCTGGCGCTCTCGGTGGCCGACCTGCTGGCCACGGTGGACACCGGCCCCCTGCACGTCGCGGCGGCCTTTGGCGTGCCCTGCGTGGCGATCAGCCAGAGCTCCTCGCCGGAGCTTCACCTCAACGACCAGAACGATTTCATCTCCATTGCGCCCCCGCTGGACTGCCTGAACTGCCAGAAGAACCTGTGCCCCAAGAACGCGCACATTCCGCCCTGCCAGAACGTGGATCCCGACCTGATCGCCAGCTGGATCAATGCGCGGCTGCACCAGTATGTCACGGACGACGTTTCCGCCATCGTGACCATCTTCCAGCCCGAGGCCTCCGTGCTCAACAAGTGCCTGACCTGCCTGCTGCCGCAGGTGCAGGAGATCATCGTGGCGGCGGAAGGCAACTCGACCATCCCATCCGGGGCGTTGCAGAATCCCAAGATCCGCTACACCCGCACGCCGCAGCGCAAGATCGGCTATGGCCGCAACTGCAACCACGGGGCGCGTCATTCCAACGGGAAGTTCATGCTGCTGATGAACGACGACGTGTTCCTCGACGAGCACGCGGTCGAGCGCATGATGGCGGAAATGAAGGACGCCGACGTGGGCGCGGTGTCGTGCCTGCTGCGCTATCCGAACGGAACGATTTATCATGCCGGGAAGGTCCGCAGTCCCGGCGTCAGGGGGTGGGGACACCTCGATCATCGCCAGTGGCATCCTTCATGGAAGGAGCCCTGCGATGTGGAGAACATGTGCGGGGCCACGGTCTTGGTTCGCCGGAAAGCCTTCTACGGCATCGGCGGCTTCGACGAGGACTTCTTCGTTTACGCGGAGGACGACGACTTCATGCTGCGCCTAAGGAGGGACGGCTGGAGGTTGCGCTACACTCCGCACGCCTCCGGCATCCACATGGAGGGCCAGAGCACGAAGAAGATCGGCCAGCCGCATGAATACATCCAACACGCCAATCAGGTCTTCGACCGGAAATGGCGTGCCTATTTCGATCACAACCTGCAACGCATACCCGGAACCTTTGACTACTGATGAAAAGCAAAAAAGTCATCCTTTACGGATCGCGCGGCTGGCTGGGGCAGCAGATCATGGATGCCCTCGAAAGCCACGGCTATCCCACCTATCGGGGCGACTACCGCAAGGGCCCCCGGGAACAGATGGAACAGATCTGCGACCTGCGGCCTGAGATGGTCGTCAATGCCGCCGCCTACGTGGCCCAGCCCAGCGTTCGCTACAACGACTTGGAGAAGCACCGGACGATGCAGGCCAACGGGGTCTGGCCCGCCGTCCTTGGGGCGCTCTGCCATGTGGCCAGCACGCCCCTGCTGCACATCTCCACCGGCTGCCTGTGGCGCTCCGGCATCCCCAAGAGCGAAATCGCCGAGCCCGAGCTGACGCTGGAGTGCCCGAAGGCCCTGTGCTACACCCAGAGCAAGGTCGTCGCCGAGATGGCCCTCTGGCCCAAGATGGAGGCGTGGTGCCTTCGGATCCGGCTGCCCTTCAACAACCGGCCCAACGACCGGAGAAACTTTCTGGTCAAGATTCAGGAATATCCCAGCATCCACGAGTGGGGGCATCCCCAGTCGCTGACGAGCGTCAAGGATCTCTGCCGCGCCATCATCGCCTTCGAGAAGAAGCGCCCTCCCTTCGGCATCTACAACTGCACCAACACGGGCGGCCTGACGTTCACCCATCTGGCAAAGCTGGTGAGGTGGTCGTGGGGTGATGAGGGCTGGAATCCCAAGATGAAGAAGATGTTCCCCCAAAGCTGCGCGGGAGAATCCCATTGCGAGCTGGACAATCTTGAAATCAGCCGATTCGTGAAAATGCCCACGGCTGAGGACGCCGTGATCGAGGCGCTGAAAAACCCGTGTTATGTCTAACCTTCACATAAGACCTGTGCCGCCTGTAAATCCTGACTACATAAACCATCACGGATTCTGGCATCGCCTTGCCTTTGAACCCCCCGAACTGTTCACCATCAACGATAACCCCGTCTGCGACGGCGGCTATCAAACCACACCCCATACCATGTATCGAACCCACACAAACTGCCGCGCTTGCGCGGGAGAAAACCTCGAACCGGCGATCAGTCTGGGCCTCCAGCCGCTGGCCAACTCTTTCCGCCATCCCAACGGGAATCACTCTGGATACGCTCCGCTGGAGGTGCTTCGCTGCAAGGAATGCGGACTGGGCCAGCTCTCCGTGGTCGTAGATCCGGGATGGCTCTATCGCAATTATCTTTACGAGACCAGCAAGTCGGAGACGATGGTCAATCACATGAACCTGATTATCGGGATGATCCGCTCAAGGCTGCCCCTGAACCGCGAAGCGAACGTCATTGAAATCGGCAGCAACGACGGCACCTTTCTGCGCCTGTGGAAAAGCCGGTTCCCCGACGACCGTGCTCTGGGAATCGAGCCCTCCCCCGATCTGGCAATGAGGTCCCGAAACAGCGGCATCCACACCTTGGACTTCATGTGGGACATGGATTGCGGCGAATACATATCGAAACGGTTCGACAAGCAGGACATCGTGGTGGCCCGACACGTCTTCTGCCATGTGGACAGCTGGCTGGAATTCTTTCAGGCCCTGCAAATGGTCGTTCAGGACGAGTGCCTGATCGCCATCGAGGTGCCCTACGCCAAGCGAATGCTGGAACGGGCCGAGTATGACACCATCTACCACGAGCACCTGAGCTACCTGACCTTGCAGAGCGTCAAGGCGCTGATGGACCGGACGGACTTCGACCTTTACGGATTTGAGGAGCTCCCCATTCACGGCGGATCCGTGCTACTGTTCTTCCGTCGCAAGAACAGCGCGATCAAGTATGAGGAAAGCGCCCTCAAGGTGGCCGCAGAATACATCCCCCTGTCTGATTGGAAGGACTGCGAAGAAAAGATGAAGCAGAACTCCCAGCTCCTGCGTCGTCGGGTGGTGGAGCTGGTCCAGCAGGGCAAGCGCGTGGCCGGTCTGGGCGCTTCCGCCAAGAGCACCGTCCAGTGCTGCCTGTCCAAGCTGGGGCCCGACCTCCTCGGCAGAATCTACGACAGCACGGTGGCCAAGATCGGGCGGTTTTCGCCTTGCGATATTCCAGTTGTGAGCGAGACTCAGCTCGCTGTGGATATGCCGGATTATTGCGTCTGCTTTGCTTGGAACTTCCGCGAGGAGATCCTGCGAAAGAACAAGGATTACACCGACCGGGGTGGAAGATTCATCTTCCCGCCCGACGAAATCGCCCCATGATATGCCAACCCTTGGAGGAGCCATCTGTGTCCGCAACGGCAACCAGCTCGACTTCTGCTGGAAGGAGGCGGTTGCCAGCCTGCTGCCGGTATGCGACGAGGTCCTTTTGTGTGTCGGCACTGGAAACGAGGACGGCACGGAAGAGGAGGCGAGAGCCCTGTGGGCCGCCGATCCCAAGATCAACCTCTGCATGTATCCGTGGCCCGAGCCCAAGGGCGACGCCGACTTCTGGGTCAAGTGGCTCAACTACGCCCGGGAGCATTTGAAATCCGAATGGCATTTACAACTGGATGCCGACGAAATACTGTATGAAAAAGGCTATGACGAAATCAGGCGCTTCATTGAGAAGCCCAACCGATCCGCGATCTTCACGCGCTGGAACTTCTGGCGCGACCACCGGCACACCATCCCGCAGGGATTCTGCTGCGCCAAGCATGTCATCCGGCTCGCCCCCGCCCCCCTCTGGATGGCTTCGGACGGGTATCATCCGATGGGGTCCGGTGTGGCTTCGATTGCGGAAGGCACTGGCATTGAAATCTTCCACTACGGTTTCATCCGAAAGCGAGAGGCCTTCTTTGACAAGGAGCGGAAGCTGCAAAACTACTTCTTCAACACCTACGACGAGCGCCTCGCAAGGGCTGAAAGCTACCAAGGAAACTGGATGCAGATGCCGGAAGTCACCGGCTGGGAGGCGGCACTCGACGACTACAACGGCCCCCACCCCCAAGCGGCCCACCCATGGCTGAAAGAAAGAGGATATGAGCCCTGAAGCACTGGTTGAAAAATGGAAGCACCTTTTTCAACTCAACACCATCCCGACGTGGACCGAGCCTTGGAATCTGGCCTTCTGCGCCGAACAGGCTGAGCACGCCCGTTTCGGCGTGGAGATCGGCACCTACATGGGCGCGAGCGCGAACATGATGATGCTGTCCAATCCCCATCTGCACCTCTGGTGCGTGGACAAGTTTTCCCTGATCTTCGGGCTGGAGTGGGTCTGCCGACAGAAGACCCTGAACCCGTGGATTGATTCGGGCTCGCTGGAGCTCATTGACGGCGACTCGGCCAAGGGCGGCGAGATGCTCCAGCACATGAAGGGCAGGCTGGACTTCGTCTTTGTGGACGACGGCCATGCCACCGAGGACGTAAAGCGCGACATCAAGTGGTTCTACCCGCTGCTCAAAAAGGGCGGCGTGATGTTCGGGCACGATTGGGAGGGCGACAACGATGTGGCTCAGGGGGTAAAGCAGAGCGGGATTCCCTACGACATCCCCGTCCCGCGCATGTGGAGATCCATCAAATTATGAACATCAACAAAGTGACACTGGCGGGAAGATTGACCCGCGACCCGGAGCTCAAATACCTCCCCAACGGAACCCCAGTCGCCCGGATCTGCGTGGCGATCAACAAGAAGTGGCAGACCAAGGACGGCGAGAAGAAGGAAAGCACGCTGTTCGTGGACGTGGACGCTTGGCGCAAGAATGCCGAGCACCTCTCACAGTATTTCTCCAAGGGCAGCGACATTTATCTTGAGGGAGCCCTCAAGCTGGACACATGGGAGGACAAGCAGACCAAGCAGCCCCGCCAGAAGATGGGCGTCATCTTGGAGTCCTTCCAGTTCGTGGGCAAGGCCGTCAAGCGCGACCAGCCCCCCTCCAAACCTGAATCCGCCCCCGCCGACGACGGTCAGCCCGAGCTGCCTGCGAGCGAAAAGGGTGACGACATTCCCTTCTAATGAACATCTCCGTCTCATACCCCATTCCCACTGACAACTGGGAGACGTTCGAGCCGGACGTGATCCGGTTCGCCCGATCCCTTCACCAGTTCGCCCCGGGCCGCGAGGCCGATGTGACCTTCAGGTCGTGCGTGGACAAGGGCGGCTACTACAACTCCATGCGTCAGGGATTTCTGCTGGGTCTGTTTGACGGATTCAAGATCATCACCGAGCGATATGACGGGGGTGGGTGCGACATCGGAGCCCACCTCCACATCGCCGACATGGCGGGAGACGATTTCCTGATCTGTCTCTCGACCCGAGTTTACGCATACAGGGCCGGATGGATAGAAGCCCTCGCCCACGCCCGTGAAGAGCTGGGACCGGGGCTCTATGGAACGGCCATCTCCTTTGAAAACAATCCCCACATTCGGACGCATTGCTTCGGCATTGACGCCCGAATGCTGCGGGAGTATCCGCATCGGGTCAACACCCGGGAGCGCGGCTACTTCTTTGAGAGCGGGGTGGGCAACCCTGAAGGCTCCTTCTATAACTGGTGCTGCGGCCATTTCATCCCGTGCCGGATCGTGCACTGGGACGGAGTCTATGAGTTTGAACCCGCCGCACAGGTTCACAACCGCTTCCGGCACGGGGACCAGTCCAACCTGCTGGTTTTCGACCGGCACACCAAGCTCTGGGAGGATTCCGAGCCCGAGGAGCGCAACCGCCTGACCGACCTGACCTATGGGCACGCCTGATTTTTACTCACAATTCGGGGAAGATCGCTGGATCACCGAGAATCTGATCCTGCCCCGGAACGGATTCTTCGTTGACATCGGCGCTTATGACGGGATCGCCTCGTCGAATACGCTTCACTTCGAGAAGCTGGGCTGGGACGGGTTCTGCGTGGAAGCGGTGCCCGAGCTGGCGCTGGAAAGCGCACAAAATCGCGAATGTCCCCTTTTCTGCTGCGCGGCGGCAGGCACGGATTCTCTGGACGCCTTCTTCTACATCCACGAAAACGACCGGGGGCGCTCCGGCCTGACCTCCATCGGCAGGGCCATCAAAACCCGCAAGCGCACCCTTCGCGAGCTCATGAAGCATTTCAACCGGAGGGAGATTGATCTTCTGTCCATTGACACGGAGGGGACGGAGCTGGATGTTTGGCGGGGGGCTTGGCCCTATCGTCCATCCGTGGTTGTCATCGAATACCTGACATGGGGCAGCCCCCCAAGAGACAAGGAAATCGTTGAGTCCATGCTTGAATCCGGCTACTGGGAAGTCCACCGGACGGAGGCCAACCTCATCATGATCTGTCACTCATGCCTTGAAAAAAACCTGAAAGGAGGGTAGAGAGGCTCATGGATTTTAATGACGCCCTTGCGCTGGATAACATTGTTTACCAGATGCGCCTTGCCGATTACCCTCGCGGACTCAACCGCGCAAGGATCAACGACCTCATGAACGGCCTTCCGCCCTACTCGGTGGAGGAACAGAATGAGAACGAGATCGAGGTCAACGTCAACGAGTTATCGGGGCCGGTGGCCGCGCACGACGCAAGGAGCCAGTTCTACAACGCCTTCCTGAAGCCGGGGAACTTTTTCACCCTGACCACCGACTCCGGCCCAAGGCACTATCGCGCCGACTACGGGCATATCGTGACCAAGCACATGAATCGCATCATGAAGCGGTCCATGCCCTACATCGAGAGCTTCCGCTCCAAGCTGGCGCTGGATGTTTTGCATGGCATCGCCCCGGCCTGCTGGCGGGACGAGTATGCGTGGTGCCCCGAATCCGTGGGCGTCGAGGATGTGATGATCCCGGCCAACACGCTGCTGACCATGCAGAACCTGCCCCTGTTCGCCGTCTATCGCCAGTTCACCGCCCGGGAGTTGATCCGGCTGACCCGGGGCCCCCGGCGCGACCGCGCATGGAACATGGATCTGGTGGATGCCTGCATTCGCTGGGTGGACTCTCAGGCCCTCAAGATGATGGGCACCAACTGGCCGCAGATCTGGTCTCCCGAAAAGCAGGCCGAGCGCATCAAGGGCGACGGCGGCTTCTACATTGGCGATCAGGTGCCGACCGTGGACTGCTGGGACATTTACTTCTGGAATGACAGCAAGAACCATCAGGGATGGTGCCGACGGATGATCCTCGACGCTTGGAGCCAGCCCGTGGTGGATGGCTCGATTGGTCAGGAAGTCCAGATGGCCAGACGCAAGGGCGCTCCCCACGAGAAGCCGTTCGACAACCAGTTCCTCTACAACTCCGAGAACCGCGTCTTCGCTCAGGAGCTGAGCAATATCATCACTTGGCAGTTTGCCGACCTGTCGGCGGTCGCCCCCTTCCGGTATCACAGTGTCCGATCCCTTGGCTTCCTGCTTTACTCGGTGTGCCATCTTCAGAACCGTCTTTACAGCAAGTTCACCGAGGCCCAGTTCGAGCAAATGATGATGTATTTCCGGGTCAAGAGCGCCGACGACATGCAGCGGGCCCTGAGGGTGGATCTGGTCAACCGGGGATTCATTGACGACACGATCCAGTTCATCCCAGCCGCCGAGCGGTATCAGATCAATGAGCGGCTCATCGAGGCCGGAATCAACCTGAACCGGGAGATCATCGGTCGCAATTCCTCCTCCTTCAACGGCCAGCCCCCGCAGCAGGACAAGCGCGAGCTCACGGCGACGCAGTGGATGGGTGAGGCCAACAAGGTCACAGCCTTGGTTTCCTCAGCCCTCAATCAGGCTTACATCTACCAGAACGCCGAGTATAACGAGATCGTCCGGCGCTTCATGAAGAAGAACTCCAAGTGCCCGGATGTGCTTAAATTTCAGGCCAACTGTATGCGGGATGGAGTCCCCTCCAAGCTCCTGTTCTGTGCCGAAGCATGGGAAAGCGAGCCGGAGCGGGTGATGGGAGCCGGTAACAAAACGCTGGAGATGGCCATCGCCGACCGGCTGCTGGGCGCTCGCAACCTGTTTGATCCCGAACCGCAGCGGCAGATCCTGCGCGACTGGACGCTTTCGATCACCGACGATCCGGCCCGGGCCGAGTCGCTCGTGCCCCGACAGCCCCAGATCAGCGACAGCATCCTCGCCGCCTCGTTCGCGGCGGGAACGCTCATGGACGGCATGGAGGTGCCGGTCAAGAGCGGAATCAACCACGTCGAGTGGGTGGAGACGCTGCTGGCGGCAATGGCCACGAAGATCAAGCAGATCCACGAGCGGGATGGCATGGGCGAGATGGAGGAGCTTCAGGGCTTGCAGAACATGGCCCAGCACATCGGCCAGCAGATCGCCAAGATCGCGGAGGATCCCAATGAGAAGCAGCGCGTCAAGAAGTATGGCGACCAGCTCAAAGGCCTCATGAACCTCGTCAAGGCGTTCTCGCAGAGGCTGATGGAGAAGCTGCAATCCGAACAGCAGCAGGGCGGAATGAGCCCGGAGGTTCAGGCCAAGATCGCCAACGACCGCATGATGATGGAGGCCAAGGCCGCCAACACCCGCGAGTCGCACGCGCAGCGCACGGCCCAGCGCCAGATCCAGTTCGAGATGAAGGCCAAGCAGGATGCCGACAAGGCCCAGCAGGACCTGAACGTCAAGGCGGCTCAGGCCGGTCAGGAGCTGGATACCCAGCGCCAGAAGGCCGAGATCGAGCTCCAGAAGGAGCGACAGAAGGCGGAAACGGCTGCGGCCAAACCAGCGGAGAGCGCCGGTGGAAAAGAATAAAAACCTGAGCCTGCTTCGAGCCCTGCGTCACCGCTTTGGAGAGGGCAGGAAGTTTGAGCTGATGACCCTGTTCTGTGAAGACCTCAAGAGCTCGCTAAGCGTAAGGGGTCAGATGGTCAAGCAGGGCTGGTTCATCCTAGCCCGGGAGTTTCATCAACAGGGCGGTTGGATAGTCAAATGTTGCAGGAAATGCTTGACACAGCCAACTGGGCGAGTTTTACTGAATCATGGATAAACTCAAAACTCTGAATCCGAGCCCGAAGCAGAAGCTTCTGGCCGACGGTGCTGGATGCAAAGCCCACTCCAAACTCATCTCCGATGACAGCCTCAGAGCATTGCTCGACGTGGCCCTTGCTCAATTTACCCGGGAGAACGTCAACTCGACGTTTCAGGATCCGGCAGCGAGGTGGTGCCGCATCTCCGGCGCTCACGATTTCCTCAGTCTGTTCTACAATCTTTCGACTCCACCGCAAGCACCCGTTCAACACAAGACTGGGCTTGATTTCAAGGCATAGCCATTTATGAGCACACCCGCAATCGTTCCCGCAGAGAAGGTCGTCCACGTCAAACAGACTGGCACGATTGACCTGAGAACCCAGAACATTGAGCCGACGCCCCAGCCGTCTCCTCAAGCCAAGCCGACGCCGCCGACCGAGCCGGTCAAACCGGTCGAGCCGACGCCTCCACCCGAGTCCTCGGTCAAGATCACCAAGCCCAGCACCGACAAGATGGCCCAGCGGCTGCGCGACAAGTTTGCCGCCAAGCCTGAGGAAACCCCCAAGGCTGAGGAGACCCCGGAAACCCCGGAGACCACGCCCGAGACTCCTGAGACTCCCGAAACCACCCCGGAGCCCAAATCACTGGAGGAGCTGGAGAAGCCCGTCACCCCGCCCAAGAAAGACAAGGTCAATCCTTGGAAACTTGTGGACGAGTGGAAGAAGAAGAACTCGGAGCTGGAGCAGCAACTCATTGAGGCCAAGAAGGCCGCGAAGGACGAGGCCTCGATCAAGGCTCAAGAGGAGGAGCTCAAGAGCCTGAAGGACAAGCTGGGCAGCTTGGAGGGAGAGCTCAAGTTCTACAACTATCAGGGCACCGAGGAGTTCAAGAGCAAATACGAGAAGCCCTACGCTGACGCCTTTGCGGAGGTCATGACCGAACTGAAGCACTCCACCGTGATCGAAAACGGAGAGGAGAGGGCGGCCACACCGCAGGACATTCTGAGGCTGGTCAACGAGCCCGACGCCCGTAAGGCCAAGGCAATGGCCAAGGACGTTTTCGGGGACATTGCCGACGACGCCATGCGCTATCGCACCGTCCTGAAGGGGCTGTGGGATAAGCGGTCAATGGCGCTGGATCAGGCCAAGAAGGACGCCGACGCGCACTTCAAGGCGCTGACCGAGGAGCGGCAGGGAAAGATCCAGACCGTTCAGTCCGAGATCGCGGAGAACTGGAACAAGTTCAACGAGACCATCCGGGCTCTGCCCGATGACCGGGAATTCTTCAATCCCCCGGAAGGCAATCAGGAAATCGCCTCCATTCTGGAGAGCGGATTCAAGGCCTTTGACGAGGCACTGAACACCAACCCGGGAGACCTGAGGCTGAGCTCGGACGCCCGTAAGGCCGCCCTGAAGGCCCACGCCGCCGCCCGATGGCGTTCGGCTGGCTACAGCGTGGCCAAGCACCTCCTCAAGCTGGCCCGGGCCGAAAACGCAGAATTGAAGGCACGTCTGGAGCAATACGAGGAGAGCACGCCCGGATCAGTGCCAGAGGGCCGCAAGCAGCCCAGCACCCCTGCTGCCTCGGGAAGAGTAACCGATCAGGTCTTTGCCCGTCTCCGGTCCAAGGCCCGTTGACAGAGCTCTGTATCTCTGTCTCTCTGTAAAGCGCGAGATTGTCCCTTGACAGTCTCGCGTTAACGTTATAGTCTCCCTCCACAAGGTTCATCCTTTAGGCTGCCTAGCCTTATAGGCCGTGTAGGAGCGTCCTCCTAAAGCCCTCGGCGGGCCATACTTCGGAGCCGAACAGCACGCAGATTTACCGCCCACATTGCGTGGGGGCAGTCTGTGAACATTTAACGTTAACGAAAGGTAGATATCATGAGTTGCCCAGACGGCACATTGGCAGCGTGTGACTTTGCTCAATTCCTAGTGGATGAGACTCCGCGCTTCGACGAGATGATTATGGAAGATATCCGGCCCACAGATGGCTGGATCGGCCACATCTCCACCGGCACCGCACCCCTTGGGACTCCTGCTGAGATTACGCAGGACCGCTTCCGCTCGGTGTGGGCCAACACCACCAAGGCGTGGCGTCGGGTTCCTGTTTCAGGTCCCGGCTGCACCGGCAACCCCTGTGATCCTCCGTCCAGCCAGATTGGTTGGGGCGCGGATCGGTTGACCTACTACGCTGAGGAAATCACCTACGAGACCCCGCTCTTCTGCTATGACCAGCTCATGCACGTCACGCACGCGGAACAGCATCTCTCGCAGATCATCAACAACATCCTGCGGCCCAATACGCAGAACATCTTCTCGGCATTCGCCCGGAAGCGTGGTTTGTTCTGGGCCAAATACAAGCAGATTGCCAATTCGTTGCTCTCTGCTTTCACCTATGAGTGGGTGAGTGTGGACTTGGATGGCGACGGCACTTCAGACGACGAAATCTATTTCGATTGCTCTGCGAGCCCGACCGACATCTACCACCTCGTTCCTCAGATGTTGCAGAACAACTACTCGCGCTCCATGCGTGAGGGTTACGGGGGCAAGAATCCCTTCAAGGAGACGTTGCCCTACATCGAGCTTGTCACCGACATGGATACGTGTTGGTTCCTCGACAAGCTGGGCGGTCAGCTGGGTGTCGGCGGCGGGAACAACCCGAACGTCACGTCCAACTGGCGCTTCACCCAATGGGACGCGGCCAATCAGTATTGGCGCTATGGGTTCTCGGGCCAGATCGGTAACTACCAAGTCCGCGTGGACGAACTGGGACTCCGGTTCAACTACGTCACGGATCTGGGTGCCGGTGCACACGGCGGAAACGGCAATCGGTATCGCTACCAGATCGTCCTTCCGTTTGTGAACGAGACGACCACGGGTGCTGGCGGTGCGGCTGGTATTGGCGCGAACGTTAACACCGATTACGACAATGCCCAGTTCGCCATCAGCTATCAATGGCACGTCAACGGCCTTGAGCTGCTCGTCCCGGACGCCCGTCCGATCAACCCGGATATGCCGTTCGCCCACCGAGACTTCGGCGGGAAATGGCGCTTCCTCATGCACGACTTGGGAGCCGATACAAGCGGCAACCCGATCTCGAACAAGTGGGAGAACAAGGGTCAATTCGGTGCGTGGTTCAAGTATTGGGTTCGGCCCAAGCACTACGAGTTCCTCCGTGGTTACATCCACAAGCGGGAACTCTTCTGCATCCCCGAAATTGACGTTTGCAGCACGGATCCCGGCTATCCGTCTCAGAGCTACAGTTCGGCTCCGCCCGATTGTCCTGCTCCTGACGGTGTGTATGGGACTGGTGTTCCAACCGGCGATGAGGACGGCCCAATCGTCTAACTGATGTAAAATCAGTTGCATTCAGATGCCCACACGCTATTGTCTGGCGTGTGGGCATTTTCATTAAAGTCCATTGGAAAGAGAGTTTATGGCTGACTATCCCGATCAAGAGGCTGCCGAGCCCAGAGAGGAACCGGCAGGAACCGACTCCAACGTCGCCATTCTCCCCATGTCCTTCTTTCCGTCTGATAAGAAGGTCAAGCCCGGAGATGTGTGCGAGGTCAAGGTCACTTCCGTCCGAGACGACTCCGTTCTGGTGTCTTACTCTGGAAGTGAGGAATACGAAATAGACGAGGAAGTCTCAGATCTGATGAGGTAACTATGACCGCCGCCGAAGTGCAAACCGCTCTTTCCGAGGTCAACTGTTACAGCTGTCTTGGCCTGACCATCGGCCAACTGTTGAAGCTGTCCTACCTGAGGACGTGGCTGCTGACGCTTGACTCAACCGCCGACGTGTCGCTGGCCAACATCATGTCTCAAGGGGACTGCCTAGCCTGTTACGGGCTAAGCCTGTTCGAGATCATGGAGATCGTCCTGCTGGATATGATTATTGCCGTGACCACATGATAACCACTGATGACATCAAATCCCTCCTCAATGGAGTTCGATGCTACGCCTGCCTTGGCATTTCCATGCCGAAGCTTGTGGAGTTGGCGCTCTATCGAGATTGGCTGTTGAGCGTCTATCCCAGCGCAGACACATCGCTGGCTGCGTTGACCGAAAATGGAAAGTGTCTGGCGTGTTACGGAATGAAGGCGTTCGACGTGCTGAGGCTTTCCCTGCTCAGCGAGATCTCCTTCTGGCTCTCCACCTCCGGTCAGACCGTTCTGGCGTTCCTTTCCGCAACCGGCATCACCGACTCCACGCAGGTTTCCGCCATTAGAAATCTGGTCACTTCGGCGGTTGACCACGGCTGGTGGGACAAGTGCGACCTGATCTATCCGTTTGTCGGTGGAAACGCGACGGCTCATAGCATCAACTTGAAATCCCCCGGCGACTTCACCATCACTTGGAATGGCACCGTCACGCATGATGCCAACGGGATCACGGGTGACGGGGCAACCGGCTACGGTAACACGCATTATATTCCAAGAACATCCGGGCAAATCACTCAGAACTCAGGCCACGTTTCCCACTATTTAAGGACAAAAGGAACTATTTTGATGTGGTATTGCGGGGCTGCGCTTCTTATAGGGACAAGAAACGGAACGGGCACAACTCAGGTTCGGACGATGGTCAACGATGGGAATCTCAGCACCTTCAACAATGTTGGGTTGGGCCTTATGATGGCAGCACGAACCGACGGATCCACGAAACGGAACTACTACACCACAGAACAAACGGCGGCAAATCTTTCCAGCCTAGTCGGCAATTCAGAATTTTACGTGCTGGACATGAACGCGGGTGGTGGGCCGCACATGACAAATGCCAACCTTGCCAGTTTAACTGTTGGAATCGGGATGACCTTTTCTGAATATCAAGCCTTCGCCGCTGACTGGCAGACCTTCCAAACTGCATTGGGGAGGCAGATATGACCAAGCAGGAGCTCCAGCAAATCCTTTCCGATGCCAGCTGTCTGGCTTGCTTCGGCATGTTCTCGCTGGCCGAGACCATCACGATCAGTCAGGTTCAGAACATCGCCACCAACGGCGTGACGTTCAACGCCGCGCTGTGCGCCGTGACCGCCTTTGCGGACGGAGGGGGAACCACCTTTGAGTGCTATGACGTGGGCAGCTACGACACGTCCATGCCGCTGGCAGGAACCCTGTTCACCGCCCTGTATGTGGGCAACAACCCGTCGCTCATTGGTGACACCTTCGAGGACTACTCCGTGGGCGCATACGCCGGAGGGACTCCCGGATCCAGTGTGACGGGATATGGAACCATTTACGTATCATGAGTGTTGAAATCGTCAGCATCGGAGACAAGCGACTTGCGATCAGCAACGACGCATGGGCCGCCTCTCTGGATGTGGGCACCGGCTGGAACCGGATCAGGATCGGATGGCGCTGGGCTGTCAACGACACCGGGGCCAACCTCGCCGCCCTTCAGGCCTACATGGGCGTCCTGTCCAACCCCACTGCCGGACTAGCGGAATCCCCCTTGCTGGCCACCTGCACGCACTACGTCGGAAGCTACCGGATCGGGACGGCCGCCCGGACTGCTGGGCCACCGACCTACTACGTTCCATCCTTCCGGGTCTGCAAAAAGGTGGGAGCGACCATCACTTCAGCCATCCCCGGAGTGACCGCCACCTTTCTTTCCGCCTCCCCCAGCACGATCAACACGGTTCACATCACCGAGATTGTGAAGGGAGCGCCGAACTACACGATCAACCATCTCTTCGCCCGTGGCTCAGCGGCCTTGGTGGACATCGCCGACTTGGCCCCCTTGACGAACACCCTGTTGGGTCCGGTGCCGTTCATCGAGACAGGGCTCAACGCTTACATCGGCGGGGCCGGGACTCGCTATTCCACCACCGGGGCCTCTGTTGCCGTGGATGAGGGTGTGGATGGAGCCCTCAATGCCGTGACCGTGGCTTGGGAGGAAACCAGCGCGATCAACTTCAAAGAAATCCTTGTCGCCATCGTCACATGAGCACCTCCATCGTAGATCTTCCCATGCCGTTTGAGCCTCAGGAAAAGAGGCTGAGTCAGAGCAATTCCCAGTGGGCGGCGAAGCTGGATCTCGGAGCGTCATGGAGCAATATCCGCATTGGCTGGCGGTGGGCCGCCGATGACTTCAACGCCCTCAATCTGTGGGATACCCAGTGCTACATGGGCCTGATGACGACTCCCGACTCCGGGATCACCAACGGCCCGCTGTCGTGGCAGACCGAGCACTTTGTTGGAATTCGGCGATTCAATTACAACGTTTACACGGTTGCCGCAACCCCCTACTGGTCCACGTCTTGGAACATGTCCAAGAAGATCGGGACGACCATCACCAACTCGGCCCCGGCCATTTCCACAGCCCTGTTCTCGACTGATCCGTCCTCAGTCAGGACGATTCACATCATTGATTTTCAGGTTGTGGGTCCGCTTATCACCGTCTCCCACGTCACTTGCGAGGGGGTCAGCGGGTTTCTGGACATCGAGGAGAGGTCTGTGTTGGAGGATGCTATGAACGAAGCCACCGTGGCTTTGGCCACTGCGTCTATAAACACCTACATCGGTGGAGGTGGAACAAGGTATTCCAACTCATCGGCTTCCCTCGCTGTAAATCAGGTCGCCGACGGAGCCTTAAACACATTTGTGGCCGGATGGCCTCTGGTTCAAAACCTATACCTGTCCGAGGTTTTGTTCCGAAAGCTATCCTGACGGTTTCGGTTGCAGATATTGAACAAATTGACTAGAGTGCGCTATGACATCAGCTGAGATACAAGCCCTGATCGAGGAAGCCAAGTGCTTCTCGTGTTTCGGTGGCAGCTTTACAGACCTGCTTGTCATCTCCCTGCTCAATCGAATTTCGACTGCCGGGAGTGGAACGAGTGCTGTGCAGGGTCAGGCTGGAGACTACGCCGGGGGAAACCCGACGTGGACACCCACGTCTGACGTGGCGCTCGCCTATGACACATCAACGACACCTGCAACCCAGTGGATCTGGTATGATGGAGCTTGGCACTAATATGAAATCAATCGCAAAATTCCTAGCCGTCGTATTCCTGATCGGATTCGTCACCGTGCTTCTGGCCGCCTCCGGCACGCTGTTCAAGGGGAAGTTCGTTGGGGGCGGGTTCTCGCCTGACTTTGTCGGGGACGCCAGCGGTGTCAGCAATGCCGCCGCCGTCTATCCCGCCGACGCCAGCATCGCCATCACCACCAACGCGGACGGCAGGCGATTCGGCATCGCGGCCACCGGCGCAGCGGCGGGAGATACGAACTTCGTCAACGACGGGCAGAGCGTTGTGGTTCGTGACACGAATGGATGGAACAGAATTATTGTGAACTCCAACAACGTGATGATTCTGGACAGTGGAAGCAACTTGGTGTTCAACGCCGTGCGAGGATATGGAACGCTGGTGGTGGATCCTTCAGCCAACAGCTACCTTCAACTGTCGAACACTGGAACGTTTCACTACGGAACTCGACACGACTTTGGGGGAACGGTCTATGGAACCTTCTCTGGAGACGGATCCGCGCTGACTGCGGTGCAGTCCTTCATTACCACCAACGTGGTTCCCAACACCATCATCACCAATCCCATCCTGAAGGGGGTTCAGTTCCAAGACAACAACGGAGGAGACGACGTTAAAATCACCCAGACTCTCTCTGCGCTCTCTTGGCAGTCCACCAGCGCACCTTGGGATGCTCCGTTCGTCATGGATGTGACCGGCGTAACCGCCTCCGCATACTCTGGATTCTTCCGTCAGGGAACGAACAGTCTCGGAAACGCCAATGTTGATTTCGCCAAAGGTCATGTGGCCATCACCAATCTGGCAGGCAACTGGACAATCACAGGCTGTCAGAACATGAACGCAAACGAGGACAACTGGCAGGTCATCAAGCTGAACGCCAACGGGGCGGATCGAACCATCACCGTCCCCGCCGACTGGTATGTCTCCGGGTTCACCAACAGCACGACCGTGACCGTGACAAACGGGACTTGGGCCGAGCTGGGGGTCAGCGCCATACAGGGGATTGTGACTCAGGCTGTTTTTAATGGATACTGGTAATGAAAAAGATGCTCACCATTCTCGCGTGCCTCTTCGCTGTGGCTGCGCCCTCGCAGCTCAGGATCACCTCGTTCTTTCCCGCACCACCCCCAGCCGCAGCGCCCAGCGGACAGGACTTCTCTGACGACTTCAATCGGGCTGACTCCTCCAGCCTTGGAGCCAACTGGTCGGCCAACTCCGGCCAGATCAACATCGCCTCCAATCAGGCTGTTCCGAACACAGCAGCATACGGCAAGGACACGTCTATCTATACGGCCACCGCCTGCGACACCGTTGAACAGTATGTGAGAGTCACTCTTGCCACCCTGACCGCAACGTCGTATGCCGAAGTCGTTCTTCGATTTACGAATGACTCGACACACTACTACGCGGTCCAGTTCAACACGGGTGGAAACATCTGGTGGCAGTATCTGGCCAACATGGCGGATACCTCCGGCAGCACCATCGAGAACATCGGAACGACGGTCGCTTCGGGGGACATCTGGGGAATTACCATCACCGGAACCGGGGCCAGCACGGTGATCCGATGCTGGAGAAACCCGACCGCGACCCGCCCTGTGGCAGCGGACGAATGGGACAGTGGGGATACCACCCCGGAGGCAAGCTTCACCGCTGATCCGGGAGCCAGCGCCGTGGACACCGGCAACTATCTGGGAATCGAATGCTTCCAAGGCAACGCATCCGAAACGGCCTACGACAACTTCTACGGTGGAGATATATGAGCCGGTGGTTCAAGGAGGCGTTTGTATGGAGGCTGGCCATCGTCAGGCTGGCTTCTTATTCCATCGTGGTGGGTGTCTCCACCTTCAGCACGGCCATGAATGGTTTGGAGTGGGGAGTCCTCAATCCAACCCAGCAGTTCATTACCGTGTGCGGAGTCGTCTCCTCCATTGCCGGTGTGGTGTGCGCCTTCCTTGACCGGACGATCAGCAACATCGTCAGCGGCAAGCCGCCAGTCACCGGAGATTCCATTTCAGATAATACTTGACTCTTATCCGATTCTGCTCAAAATGGGAACACTATGGACCTTCCGTTTGATTTTAGAGAAGAGCTCGAAAAGCTGAGAGAGCTTGAGTTGAAGGCCTTAAAAGCTGACAACGCAGTGCTTCGGCAGCGGTGCAAGATCTTTCCCCCGGTTGAAGAAGAATGTAAAAAGGCCCTTAGTGCTATAGACAAAATGAAGAACGAGGCTATCGTCGAAGCTGTGAAAAGAACTGGATCAATCGCTGGCGCAGCTCAAGAGTTGGGAATGGGAAGATCAACCATTCACAAGCGGATCAACCAATTCGGTATTGCGATCTGCATTCCGATTCTCATGCTGCTTTCTGTCTTCAGCTCCAACGCCCAGACTCAGGTCAAGATCCAGTGGGATCCATCACCTTCTCCGGGTGTGGAATACCGACTCTATGCTGCCACGAATTCGATTTCCGAAACCAACAAGCTGGCATCCCCCATCATTGTTGGCGCGGGAACCAACCTGACCGCCACGCTGGATCAGGTCGTTCCAAACACTTACTACGTCAGAGCCACTGCATACTACCCCTCCAACGGCGTCGAGAGCGTCTTGTCAGACCAGCTTGTTTTTTCGATCCCGCACCCTCCTGCCAGCCTGTATAACGTCTATCTTCAATGGACGCAGGACGTGACCAGCACCAACTGGATCACGTTTACCAACGGGTTCTTCAGGATCAAATTTGGAGACAACTAATGCCACGCGATGACGAAGCCATCATTGTCAGATTTCAGGCCATAGATGACAAACTGGGTGAAATGCACTCAGACTTCAAACGTCTGGAGGCCCGGGTTATGAACGGGCTCACCGAGCGAATTGTCGAGGTGGAGAAGCAGATTGCCGTCAGCGAATCAGACCGAACCCGCAAGGAGAGAACCATGATGATCTGGCAGACAGCTATCATCTCAGCGATAGTCATGCTCTGCGTCGCTCTCGGTGGTTACGTAGTCACTGAATACGTCAAACACCAAGAAATGAGACACAACACCACACATCAAACCCAATGAAGAAAATAGCTGGTATCCTGATGGCCGCGATGCTCTGTTTCGCGGGTTACTCACAAACAAACGCTCCACCCCCGGAGACCTCCACCAACCAGCCGCCCACGCTGCCAGAAATCCCGGGCATCGTCCTGAGCTTCCTCAGCAACACGGCGAGCAACTGGTATGTGGCTCCCTACGGGATCTACTGCAACGACACCGAGAGCTTTGGTGCTGGCATTGGGATCGGCTACGCCATCAATCCCAACGTCGTCACGGTGATGCGAATGGACTACGTGAATGGAGACATCTGGCTGCCCTCCGGCAGCGTCCAGTTACAGGCTCCAATCCTTCTGATGGGAAAAATCCAAGCGACCCCGTTCGGGTTTGGAGGAATCGCAACTCCGATCAGCGGAAGAGGCAAGGACAATACCACCGCCGTAGGCATCGCTGGCGCGGGGCTCGGGATCAGGTTCAACGAGCACGCCGGTGTGGTCTATGACGTGGAGTATTGGTCAAGCTTCTCCGGCCCCCAGCATCGGTTTGGCGTATTCTGGAAGTTCTAATGAAAACCTGCATATTCGACCTAGAGACGTTCTCTCTGTCGGCGAATACCGGGATCCTCCTATGCTGCGCTTACAAGACCTATGGTTCAAAGGAACAGCCCTTGGTCATCCGAGCGGACGAGTTTCCCAACTGGAAGAAGCGTAGGAGTGATCCCAGTGCGATTGTCGCCGAAGTCATCAAGCAACTCTCCGATTACGACATCTACGTAGCCCACAACGGGCAGAGATTCGACAAGCCCATGCTGGTCTCTTGGGCGCTCAAATACCACCAACCTGTTGCCCTCCGCTTTGCGAAGTTCATTGACCCCGTGCTGCTGGCTCGGCGTCACATGCGGCTGGCGAGGAACAGCCTTCAAGAGCTCATCCGTTTCCTAGACATCCCAGAGGACAAGACCCACGTCGAGTTCCGTCACTGGCTACAGGCCGCGATGGACGGGGACAGCAAGAGTCTGGACTACATCGTCCACCACTGCGTTCAGGACGTGAAATCTCTGGAGATGGTCTATGAGCGCGTAAAGTCACTGACGAAGGTGATTGACGAGAAGGGGAGCTCGTTCTGATGAAACCACTCTCAGCCGACTTCCCCTCCGTGGTCGTTGACCAGAGCGCCCAGACTCTTCAGGAGCTCATGTCCGACTGGCCCAAGTCACACTGCCAGCTGACCCGTTTTGCCAACGAGCAGATTCAGGCAGGCAGATGGGAGCGCGTTGCCAAGCGCATCAAGGGAAGGCTGACCCCGGCCTACCGAAGGGTCAAGCGTTGAAATTCAGAGACCCGGAGGCGTGAAGCTTCCGGGCTCTTTCAATCAGTTCGGTCTTCCAGCGTTCGTGCACAATCCGGTTATCTTCCTTTCGGGCTCGCTTGATGACGAACCCGCGCTGGAGCGCCCCGTGACAGCCTATGGCCACGGCATCGGCCAAGTCGGGAGACTTCCCGCACTTCTCCTTCATCTCCTCCTTGGTCTCGACTGAGATCTTGTTTCCCATCGTGGTCTTCCATTCCCGCTGGGCAAACTCATTGCAGACCGAGAAGGTCATGCCCCGGAACTGGCCCGACTCCACGATCAGCCTGACGGTGAACCAGATCTCGGTGATCTTGCGGTCGTAGTATTCCCGGCAGGTCTTCTGAATATCAGCGGAGACCCAGTTCTCGGACGGCCTGCCGCCGCAGTCAATCGAGTTCACCATCGGGCTCCACAGGCGCGAGAAGGACGTGACCAGAGAGGTTCTCATGCCGGAGTCGAAGAAGAAGTTCTGGGGTGGAATCTCCCGGCGATCACACTGTTCCTTCACGAATTGGACGATCTGGTCCTCAGGGGATGTGGCCGCCCGATCCCCTTTGACCGGGATGATTAGAACGTCAACCAGATGCAGGATCATCCTGCCATCCGAGTTGCCGGAGTCCCGATAGACCAGCCCGGAGCTGTCCACCGCCTTGGCCTCCTGAGAGGCCTCAAAGCCAAAGACCAGCTCTCCAAAGACGCAGCGATCCCCGCCCACTCCCCGGTAGGCCGCGTCCAGAAAGGCGATGGACGTGCGCCTGCTGTCCCGCCACAGGGGACGCTCGAAGGCGTCGAACTGCTTGGCCATCTGGTGGGTGATGACGCGACGGCTGCCCTGCCCTCTGGGCATCCGGGCCTCATTCATCATGGTGTAGTGCCAGTCATCCACTCCCCATATCTCGGCATCGTTCTTCATCTGCTGCATGGTGATGAGGAACGGGAACGGAGGCTCGACATCCTCCGGGGCGTTCTTGTTGGGCGTATCGCTCCCGGGCAGCTGCAAGGCGATTCCGTTGGGAAACTTGGTCTTCCATGTCTTCGTTCCCGGCTGCTGGTCTATGCCGGAGTCCCATCCCCCAAGGTCGGGGTGAGGCTCGCAGAGGACGCCGTGGGCGTTGGTCGTCTCGTTGGGATTGCCTAGACCGACGAACTTGAAGTCTTCGCACTTGGACAGGTTGGAGATGGAGTCGAGAAACCCACGGGGCATGAGGTTCATTTCATCCCCGATCAGGCGCACGCGAGTGTTGTGAATCCCGATGTAGGACCCCAGCCCGACGAACTGGCTTCCCCGCTTGCAGGCCACGGCGATGATCCCGTTCTTGAAGTCGCGCCCCTCCGAGGCCTCTTCCCTTGGATCAAGCACCAGCATCTGCTTGCCCTCAATGAGATGCCCCGGCAGGCTTGGGCACTTCTCCTTGGCCAGCTTGTGATACTTCTTGACCATGCCCCAGATGCGGAGCTCAAGGGATTTCAGGTCGGTGGAGGAGACGAGGACGGTCGTCCCCTTGGATCGGGCATACCATTCGGTCAGGGCGATGCTGCCAAAGCTGTCGCTCTTGCCGCTTCCCGCGCAGCCCATGACGCCCAGATAAGTGTGGTTGATCCAATTCTCAAGGCAGGCCTCGGCCCAGTGATTCTTGAAGGGTCCGCTTTCCCATAGCCTTCCGGGCCAGACGATCTCCTGAAACCTGCGGTAATGGAAGAACAGCCCCTTGCCAGCTTCCTCTCCGTTGGACTTCGTCCACTTCCCACCCTTGGCGATCATGGTGAGCTCTATTAACCAATCTGGCGAATCTTTCATCCACTGGAGGTTGTATCGCTCAAACTGTCCGGTGGATTTCTTGGACGGCTTACTGTAATACATGCTTGCGGAAACACTATGTCTAGTTGACAGTGCGTGCAAGGATAAGATGCCATCTTCAAACAGCTTGATAAGGGTTGACGGCAGCATGGACTTCAGCGGCGGTGTGGACTCGCTGAAGGTGACGACCGTTGCCAGCGAGAGAGTTCCAAACGGGCTACAGCGAAACCAGCTGGCTTGGCTGGACAATGCCACGGTGCGCGATGGAGGCATCACGCAACGGTATGGCTGGCAGCCGATTGGGGACATGGCCGAAGGCAGCGCCCTGTATCAGGGAGGGGCTTTCTACTACCCGGACAGCGGGGATCCCTATCTCATCCATGCTCTGGGTGGAGTCCTGTATCGTCAGGACATGACCACGGGGCAGCTGACAGCCCTGAGCTCGGACCCTATTTACTTTCATCCCGCCAGCCAGCCCATCTTCTTCTTCGCCCAAGCCGAGCAGTTCATGGTCGTTCAGGCCGGAGACGGCGTCACCAATCCCCTGATCTGGGACGGGGTCACGCTGAGCCGGTCTCGCGGCATCACCGGGGACGCAACTCCGGGCAGTCCGAACTGCAACCAGATTCCCCCGGCTGGCCCAATGGACTACTTCATGGGCCGCCTGTGGTATGCCCGTGGCAGGCAGGTCACGGCGGGAGACATCGTGCTCGGCCCTTCCGGCTCGCCAGCCTACGGGCTTCGCGACTCGGTGCTGTATGTCACCGAGAATCCTTTAGCCATTGGCGGTGACGGCTTCACTGTCCCATCCAATGACGGCGCGATCCGGGCTCTCAAGCATAGCGCCAACCTTGATGCGTCCCTTGGTCAGGGGCGACTCTTCGCGTTCACACGCAAGGCCGTATATGCGATCAACGCTCCGGTGACTCGCACGGAATGGATTGCGGCGACCAACAACAATCAGCCACTGATGACCGTGGTTCAGCTGGTGAATGGTTCGGTCAATGACAGGTCTGTGGTTGCCGCCAATGGTGACTTGTTCTACCAATCGCTGGAGCCGGGAATCCGATCCCTGCTTCAAGCCATCCGTTACTTCAACCAATGGGGAAACATTCAAATCAGCTCAAACGAGCAAAGAATCCTTCAGTTCAACAACCGTGCGCTCCTATACGCCGCCAGTGGCATCGTATTCGACAACCGGTTGCTCATGACGGCGCTGCCATTCGAGACAGCGGTAGGGGTCGCTCACTCAGCCTTGATCCCGATGGACTTCGTTCCCATCAACAGCTTCAACAAGACCAAGGAGCCAAACTGGGAAGGGATGCACGAAGGCTTGGATTTCCTCCAGCTTTTCGTTGGGGATTTCGGCGGAAGAGAAAGGGCTTTCGGAGTTATCTATTCCCGGGAAGCTGGCAATATCCAGCTCTGGGAGCTGACGAGGGACAACCAGAGGGAGAATGGGGATGGTCGGGTGACTTGGATCATCGAGACCCCGGCGTTCACATGGGGGCAGGAGCTTGACCTCAAGAGGCTGCTGACCGCCGAGCTGGGGGTGGATCGCCTGTTCGGGACGGTTCAGTTTCAGGTCGAGTATCGCCCGGACTTCCAAGGCTGCTGGCTGCTGTGGCATCGCTGGAAAGCCTGCACGCCCCGCAACAGCGCGGAGGACTACGCCAACCCGATCAGCTATCCCCTGACCCAATACGGGGAATGCTACAAGACCAACATGGTTCTGCCCAAGCCGCCTCAGGAATGCGCGGACTGCAACACGGGCAGGCCTGCGAACTTGGGATACCAGTTCCAGCTTAGGATCACCATCAAGGGCTTTTGCCGAGTCCGTGGGATTTTGCTCTACGCCGAGCCGGTGGACAGGCAGCTCTATAAGGGTATTGTGTGTTGAGTTATGCCGTTCACAAATCCGCTTTACATCGCGTGCGATTCGGACCCGAGCACCTGCACGGATCCGTCAACGACTTCGCCTGTCCAGAACATCTCTTCGGAGGCTCAGGATACCGAGGACTTCTTTGGAAGGTCCTACGGCACCTATGACCCGCCCCCGCTGGGGTCCAACTTCACGGCCCAATGGTGCTTGGGCCAGTGCGTTTCCTCGGTGTCTCAAGAGGATGCCGACCAGTGCGCCCAGAGGGCGGCCATTCTTTGCGTGGGAGACAACAACAATCCCAGATGGCCGACGGCCAGACCCAACCCCAATCCCAACCCGACGCCGGACACGCCTCCGTATATCCCGGGCAACCAGACGATCTACTACAACACCGAGCAGTCGGCTGACTTCGTTTGCCCGGACGGGAGCGTATTCACCTACACCATTCCAGCCGGGGTGTATTCCGCCTTTACTCAGGCGGCGGCTGACAATATCGCCAACAGCGTGGCCACCACCCGGGCGGCGGAAAGGCACATCTGCATTGGTGAACTGAGCCCGGACAGCGCGTGCCTTGGCGACGACTACGAGGCAACCGTGACGGTCACATCCGGCGCTCCGCTGGCCAGCATCCTCATGACCGACGGGGAGCTGCCTCCCGGGCTGACCATTGATCTGGGAGATACCAGCTTCACCATCAGCGGCACGGCATCCGGCGTGGGCGGGTATATCTTCAGCATTCTGGTCGAGGACACCTACGGCGGGTTCATGGAAAAGGAATTCACCATCCGGGTGGCGACGATTGCCAACCAGACGCTGCCGGACGGAGTTCTCTCGGTGCCCTACACGCCTGCGCTGGCGGTGGACGGAACCACCAACCCAACCGTGGTCTGGAGCGTGGTGTCTGGATCCCTTCCCACGGGCGTTTCACTGGCGTCCAATGGACAGTTCAGCGGAAGCCCAACCGCCAACGGAGTCTTTACGTTCACCGTCCAGATGGAGGATGACCAGCCATGATCTGCCAGAGGGAATTCACCGTCACCATTGCTGACGCGATGTTCTCGGATGTGGTGTGGATTGAGCCAACCGACGGAACCAATGACCGGCTTCCCATCACGGCAGAGCACGGATATGTGAACAGCTCGTGGTCGTTCAGCGTCAGCGGTAGCGCGACGGATCGCCTGATCTGGATGGTTCATGTCACCAACGGCACCGCCGACAATTACAACATCCACATGGAGATGGGGGTTTCCGGCGTCATCAACGCCATCAATGGATCCAGCCCACATGTAAGCACTCTGGTCAGGTATGGTCTGGCCGGTCCACCGGTGAGCGTGCCCACGGCTGGAACCGTGATTGCCAACGACGCCACCCTTGGCTCCGTTCTGGGTCCGTATTCCAGAAGCGAATCCGGTGACTATGTTCTCAACGCGGGGCTGGACATCTGGTTTGCCGTCCAATGGGATCCGTTCAGGGTGAGTGGAACCATAGATGGAACGCTCATTTGCACCTCCTCCATTGTATGATCTGTCAACGAGAATTCACGATAGAGATCATCTCCTGTATCGGACTGGGAGCGACGGCGGCGTGGACCTACAATCCGGGCCTGAACCCCAACCAGCCCCCGGCAGAAGTCCTCCTGACCTACGACATCGAGGGGTATTATGGAGTCTGGACCGCCGTGAGAACGGGAGGCCCAACGTCCGTCTGCGTTGCGGAATGGAGGGTTGACTGGACGAGCGCGGCAGGAAAACTCCTGAGGGTCACTTCCACGATTGTCGGCCCTGTGACTAGGGCCGGAGTCGCGGCCAATGTGATCTGCCGGTCAACCGCAAACGGAACACTTGTTTCCTCAACCCAGAACTGCCCCATCAACACCACGACTCAGGTGAATCTCACGGCGGTGGCAACCAAACTGTTGACGGGAGGGGCGGCTTACATTGACATCAACCATCAGATTCCTTCAGATCAGTCATTCAGCCTCTCTGGGGAGGTGATTGTGGAATGCGTTGATCCGTAGGAATGGCTTGCAAAGTTATCGTTATCGAGGTAACAAAAGGACATATATGGCACAGCGCCTTAGACTCTACGACATCCGAAACTCAAGGATCCCGGCCAATCTGGGCCTGTGCGTTGGCGATCAGCTTGAGATCGCCGCCTACGTCAACTCAGCTCAGCAGCGTTTACTTTACTGCAAGGAGGCAGGAAATGATGGCTGGTGGGGGACTTACGCAGAGGTCGCGTTCACAGTGAACCGTGATGATCCTTACCTGACTCTTCCAAGAAATATGGCAAGGGTCATCGCGGCCAACTGGTGTGATGAATACGTTCCAGTGCAGAACCAGTGGTATGAATACCTACAGTTCGGGAACGGCAGAATGCCCAAGACGTTCGTAACAAACTGTTTCCAAGAGAAGCAGATGTTGATGAGAAACAACGTCGTCACCAGCACCGACCTATCCAGCCCACCGCAGCTGATCCGCGTCTATGTGACCGAATCCTCGGATGTGGGCAAGCGCGTGGTCATCGGCGGTCTGGACAACAATAACGTGAGGATTTACTCGCAGGACGGGCTGAATCGGGTGGATGGAATCTATCTGGTTCTGGACAGCCCGTTCGTCACGAGCGCCTACCAGTTCAACCAGATCCTGTCCATCCAGAAGGATGTGACGGATGGGGAGGTCAAGTTCTATCAGGTGGATCCAACCACGGGAGACGAGGTTCTCCTGCTGACGATGGAGCCCGGAGAGCAGACGGCGTGGTATCGCCGCTACTACCTGAGCAACCTGCCCAGCAGCTGCTGCCCTCCACCGAACGACAACGGAGACGTGACCTTGACCGCCATCGTGAAGCTGGAGCTTCTTCCGGTGCGGTATGACACGGACTACCTGTTGATTCAGAATCTGGAGGCGATCAACGCCGAGTGTCAGTCTATCCGGTTTTCCGAGATGGATCAGCCCCAGTCCAAGCAGAGCGCAGCCGAGCGCCATCAGCAGGCGGTCAGGCTTCTCAACGGAGAGATTCAGCACTACCTTGGATCGGAGCAGATCGCGGTTGGGTTCAAGCCGTTTGGGTCTGCGTCCTTGAGACGGCAGCAAATTGGCACAATAATTTAGTTATGGCATACACCATTCCAGCATACTTGCAGCCCGGAGTCGTTGCGACTCCCGGGAGCGACCTCTATAACCAGCGAATCGCCTACAACACGAGTCGCGGAGTCCCCGGAGGCGGGGCCGGTGTTGGCGTTCCCGGCCTTGAGACCGGCGTGGCCTCCAGCGTCAACCAGTTCATGACGGGTCAGGCCCAGCTTCCGTTCATCCAGAACCTTCCCGGGTATCTGGGAATGAGGGCTCAGAACAGCATGAACATCCTCTCGCAGTTGCAGGGGGATGTCCCCACCGATGTCATCAACGAGATCTTGCAGCAGGCCGCCGAGCGAGGGATCGCCACGGGCGGCGGTGCTGGCGTGGCCAAACCCGCCTATCTCAAGGCGCTTGGCCTCACCTCTCTCGACTTGATGAAGCAGGGACAGGAGGGATTGAGCAAGGCCATCAGCGACACCCCTGTCCCTGAGCTTTGGAATCCGGCTGACCTCTACACGTCAGAGCGTCTGGCGAACAAGCAGCTGGAGATTGCGAAGGCGGGAGCAACAACCTCAACCTCGGGATCGAGGACCACCTCGCCGTGGGGGAACCGGTCCTTCACGAACGAGAACTTCTTTGGAGGAATTTGGTAATATGCCGGTCATCCCATCACATCGAGGATCGCTGCCAGTGCCCGACTTTTCGGGCGCTTGGCTTGGCGGTCAGAATCTCCAGCTCAAACAGCAGGAGCTGCAACAGAGCGCGGCCAGCGACAGCGCACGCATCGCGCTTGGCTATGCCCAGCTCCGCGCCCAGCGTGAGGCAAACGAGCTGGATGCGTCCATCAAGATGAAGATAGATTCTCAGGAGCGCCTTGAGAACCAGCAACGCATGGAGATTGACAAGGCCTACAAGGATTCAATGGTTGCCATCGAGCAGCAGAAGCTTCAGACCGCTGCGGCTGATCTGGCCATGAAGCAGCAGAAGGAGTCCTATCGCCAGCAGGCCATCGGAGAGTTTCAGAAGCAGATCGGACAACCCAACGCCGACATTGAAACGCTCTGGTCCAAGTATGGCCCAGCGATGGAGGCCACCATTCCGGCTGGGATCTTCAAGGATGAGAAGCCCTCTGGAGGAGAACCCCGCGAGGTCAAGGGTAAAAGCGGAACGCTCTACGTGGAGCGAGATGGAAAGTTTTACGAAGTGGCCACTCAGGTGGACAGGGAGAAGCTGGACGCCGCCAAGCAACAGGCTGACATCGAGAAGGAGAATCGCGCCTACGAGCGAAAGGTCTTGGACGACCAGAGAAAGGACATGGTCAAGCAGATTGATGTTTTGGACAAGATTGTTCAAGGGCAGAAGGCTCTGGCCAAACTGGGAAAGAAAGAAGTCACCAAGGAGTTTGAGCAGGTGTTCAAGGAGAACGAGGCCCTTCTGAGCACTCTGAAGACAAACCTGATCCAGCTCGATGAGAGGCGAATGTCAATGAACGTTCCCCGCAATCCGCCGACGCCATCGGCATCAACCAACGCGCCAGCCATCAAGTGGAGACTGAAATAACTAGGAGACCATCATGCCAAAGTGGGAAGTTGAACTCGAAGATGGTCGCATCCTTGAGTTGGAGTCTGACGCCAAGCCGTCCGATGAAGCGATCAATCAGATAGTTGCCGGTCTGCCAAGGCTGGAAAAGAGCGTTGGCTCGATCACCAACGAATGGAAGGCCTCCGCTCCGGTGGAGGTCGGGCCGCCCAATGCCGCCTTCCCTTCTGGAGAGCCCAAGGCCCAGACCCCGCTCAGCAATGAGCAGAAGGCGATGGAGGACACATGGAAAGGGCTGTCGGGATTTGAGAAGTTCTTCGCCAGCGACTTTCCCCAGCTGGCCAAGGGCGCGATTGAAACCGTTGGCGCAACGGTGAAGGGGGCCGGGATTCAATCCGAGCTCAATCCGCCAGAGCTTCTGGCCGATCCTGAGTTCGGAATGGGCAGGGGTCTCGAACAGTTTTCAGAACAGATCAGACAGTCCAGAGAAGCGGAGACGCCGGAACAGCGAGGACAGCGGATTGCAACAAACCCTTTGGTAAAGGCGGGTGAGGCAATTCAGGAATACAGCGAAGCCACGTTTCCAACCATTCAGCCACAGTCCGTCGAGCGCCCCATTGGAGACATCCTGCAAGGCGCAGGCAGTTCGGCGGGATTCGCCGCCAGTGGATTGCTTGGCCCTGCCGGGATTGCGGCCTCCGGTTACTTTTCATCTGGCGCTTCCGCCTACGACGAGGCGATTCAGAACGGAGCAACTCAGGCTCAGGCAGAGAAGGCGTTCTTCATCAACGCCATTGCCGGAACATCCGAGGCGCTGCCGATTGTCCACATCTTCGAGCGGATCAACAAGATGGCCGGTGGAACCCTGTCGGGCGCACTCAAGGAGATGGTTGCGTCCGGGTTTGAGGAGGGGGCTCAGGAAGCCTTTCAGGCCATCGTTGGAAACGCTTCGGCCAAGTATCTCTATGATGACGAACGGAAACTCCTACAGGATGTCGCCAAGAACGCAGGCGTTGGCGGTGCCGTTGGATTCCTTCTGTCGGCGTTTGGTATCGGTGGAGCAGGAGCCCTGCGAAGAGCGAGAGGTGGTGAGAGAAATGCCCGCAAAGACACGCAAGCAGCAAAGGTTCATGGCGATGTGCGCCCACAGCCCCAGCAAGGCCCGGGGCAAGTGCCCATCCAAGAAGGTGGCAAGGGAGTTCAGCCACTGGCCGAAACACCTGCAAAGGAAATATCACTAGACGAGGCGCAAGTGGCGGCAGCCAACGAGCCGCTGCTTAACGCCAATCAGGACCTTCAAACCAAGGAACTGTGGAACAGTGTTCCCAAGGAGATCCGCGCCCAGATGTCCGGTGGTCGAGAGGATTTGACGGATGTCAGTTGGGAAGATCTCACTCCGGGAGAGCGTTACCTGATCGCCGCCAGAACCGGGGTGGTGGCTCCCACAGCTGAAGAGGTTCAAGGAGAGCCGCTCAATCTGGTGGAAGCCAACATGCGGATCGCCAAGGTCAAGGGGCCTCGGTGGATGGTCGAGCCCAAGGTGGACGCCCTTGGCAATACCGTCGGATACAGGGTGAGGGTGAGGGCTCCTCGCGCCATCACCCCGATGAAAACCAAGAAGGTGGCCCGGAAGCAGCAGCTCAAGAGAAGGCTTCGCTCGGAGACGCCACAGGCAATCCGTGGAGAGGGCAACACCATCGAGGAGGCCCTGAACAACGCGAAGGTGGATCTGGAACTGGAGACATGGACGGATCGCCGACGGGAGAGTCAGCCGATCACGATGACTCAGTCCCAGAAGGAAGAGCTGGATGCGCTCAGAAATCAGCAGACCCAGATGTCAACCACTGGGCTGGAGATGAGCGATGATGGCAAGCAAAGGCTTTTGCAGCTTACCAATCTGGAAGCCATCGTTGAAAGAACGAGCGATCCCAATCTGGCCAAGCCGGGACCGCAGCGGGTTCCGGTCAGCGCAGAGCAGGCCGAGCTGGTTAAGCTCCTGACCGCCGACGAGATCGGGATGCTGACCGATCCAAAGGATCGCGGACGGATGGAGGAGCTCCTGAACAAGTTTGAAGCTCGGGCCCTGACCGCATTGGAGGAGGGCGCTTACATCTTTGCTGAGCGTGCCGCGCTGGAAGAGGACACGAAACTCAACAGCGGCAAGAATACCGGCATCGAGGTCATCAGCAAGGAGCAGCTGACCAATCCAGACCTACCCTTTGCGGCAACGCTGGCTCCCTATACCGTTTTCACAGTGAACCGTCAGACGGGCAACGTGGTTGCCGTGGCGGGAAACCTTCAGGAGTGGATCAACGAGATGCGCTACGGCAAGCAGTTCTCGGACGAGAAGATCCACCGCGCCATCAAGTCGGCCATCGCCGAAGAGCTGATCCATCTTGGCGTTCATGACACGACCGCGCTCAATTACTGGAACGGCCTGACCGCCTTTGAGAAGTGGGTCATCAAGAACCGCTACCTCATGGGCCAGAAGATGAACCTGAGCGACACCCAGCTTGGGCACGAGGCGCTCCGCTTCAGGATCCAGCAGGCGCTCAAGCTGACCCCAACCGAGTTCAGCCAGATGGCGATTGGTGATCGCATCAGCTGGGGTGCGCTGAGCACGCTGGAAAGAATCATCCGGGCCATCCGTGAGAACTTCAGCACGATGGGCAAGACGCAGGTCGCCCTGTTCGATCAGGCCCTGTCCAACCTGACCAACGTCAAGGCCATGTATGTGGCCGCTGGACTTGGCCCTGTGTCCGCGCCGAGACAGAAGATCCGGCTCAAGACGGCAGATGGAAAGATCATCGAGGCCGAGTGGGCTGGATACTACGACATGAGGAAGTTCCGCCAGAAGCGGGTCTTCCCCAACATCGGACGGATGCTGGAGGAGGGACAGCCTTGGGATCCCAAGGAGGTCACTCACGGCCCATTGCGCGAGGGCGAGGTCATCCTCGACCCCATCCCGTCCTTCGACGAGTGGATCAGGGAGATCAGCGGATCCGATCCGGTTGCGCCCAAGGTTTCACTGGCCGCTCCCCGTGGCCAGATCAGCAAGGCCGCCGCCAAGAGAATGGAAACGCTCCGAAAATACATCGAGTCAATGGCTGACAAGCCGGTTGACTACGAGGAGCAACAGCTTCTTCGGATGAAGAAGGAGCAGGAGGAACAGCTGGCCCGACAGATGGAGGCCATGAAGCCGGACAATGCGAAGGCGTTTCTCAGCGAGTATCTCTCGACGAGGGGGAACATCTCCATTGAGGACTTCTCCGAGAAGTTCAGAGACAAGTTTGGAGTAGGGCCGAAGTCTTTCGACCCGACCCGGGGCATCAGCGATGATGCCATACAGCAGCTCATGAAGGACAACTGGTATGAGGTTCTTCAAAAACTTCCGGGCAGCGAGATCAGAAGGATCATCATCAAGCGGGGGCTGAGCAAGCTGGTGGTCGGGG